CCGCACTCAGAACAAGAAGCTGCTATGGCGGCGACCAACCCCGACGTGTATGACAAGGTGTACGAGTGGTATACGTCAGGTCCACGTCAGCGTCTGCAGCCGGGCGGGGCGATCATTATGGTGATGACGCGCTGGGCCCAGAGAGATTTGACCGGTCAGGTGCTCAAGTCTGCGGCTCAGCGATCGGGTGAAGAGTGGGAGGTCATTGAGTTCCCAGCCATCCTGCCATCGGGCAATCCGCTGTGGCCACAGTTTTGGTCCATCGAAGAGCTGGAGGCGCTGAAGGAAGAACTGCCTAATAGTAAGTGGCAGGCTCAGTACCAGCAGAACCCCGTGGGCAACGAGTCCGCGATCGTCAAGCGTGACTGGTGGCAGTGGTGGGAGGAGGATCGCCCGCCAGAGTGTGAGTACATCCTGCAGACATGGGACACGGCGTTTGAGAAACATCAGCGGGCCGACTATTCAGCGGGCACGACGTGGGGGGTGTTCACGCACCACAAGGACCAGTCGAAGAACATCATCTTGCTCAATACATATAAGAAGCGGGTTGAGTGGGTGGAGCTGAAAAAAGACGTGCTTCAGGAGTACCGGGAGTACGAGCCCGATGGCCTGTTGATCGAGAAGAAGGCGACCGGGGCCCCGCTGATCTATGAGCTTCGGGCCATGGGCATACCCGTGCAAGAGTACACGCCAAGCAAGGGGCAGGACAAAATTGCCCGTTTGAACTCAGTCTCAGACATAATTGCTAGCGGGAAAGTGTGGGTTCCACGTACGCGCTGGGCGGAAGAGCTCGTTGATGAGATCGCCGCGTTCCCCTCTGGCGAGCACGATGACTTGGTTGACGCAACGACTTTGGCCCTTATGAGGTTCCGCCAAGGTGGGTTCTTGCGCTTGCCGGTTGACGAGCCCGAGGAAGTTCAATGGTTCAAGAGCCCTCGCAGAGAGCGGTTCTACACAGTGTAAGGACACATCATGGCAATGGAAAAAGGTTTGTACGCAGCTCCAGTAGGTTTAGGCATGGAGCAAGACCCCGAGATCGAGATTGAGATCGAGGACCCCGAAAGTGTGAGCATTGGTATGGGTGACCTTGAGATTGATCTCGTCCCTACCAAAGATACAGCCGAGGACTTCAACGCCAACTTGGCTGAGTTCATGGACATGCGTGACTTGGATTCACTGGGCTCTGAGTTGGTGGGCGATTTCACCAAAGACATCGGCGACCGCAAAGAGTGGATGCAGACGTATGTGGACGGTCTGAAGCTGCTGGGCCTGAAGTACGAAGACCGCACCGAGCCATGGGCTGGCGCTTGTGGTGTGTTCCACCCCATGCTGACCGAGTCCGTTGTGCGCTTTCAGTCTGAGGCAATGACTGAGACGTTCCCAGCACAGGGGCCCGTCAAGACCACCATCATTGGCAAAGACACCCCACTGGTGCAAGAGGCGGCTACTCGCGTGCGCGAGGATATGAACTACCAGCTCACTGAGGTGATGACTGAGTACCGCCCCGAGCACGAGAAGCTGTTGTGGAACTTGCCACTGGCGGGCAGCGCGTTCAAGAAGGTCTACTACGACCCGAGCAAAGGTCGCCAAGCCGCGATGTTTATCCCTGCTGAAGACATCGTAGTGCCATACGGCGCGTCGAACCTTGAGTCTGCCGAGCGCGTCACGCACGTCATGCGTAAAACGCCGAACGATATTCTGAAGCTACAGGATGCTGGGTTCTATATCGACGTGGACTTGGGCGAGCCAACAAACGAGTTGGACGACATCGAGAAGCAGAAAGCCGAAGAGATGGGCATGACCGCTACGCACGACGAGCGGTTCCGCCTCTTGGAGATGCACGTTGACTTGGACCTCAAGGGCTTCGAGCACAAGAACAAATCCGGTGAGAAGACCGGTATCGCGTTGCCATACGTGGTGACGGTTGAGAAGGGTACGACCAAGGTCTTAGCTATTCGGAGAAATTGGTATGAAGGCGACGAGCTCCACACCAAGCGCCAGCACTTCGTGCACTACCAATATATCCCGGGCTTTGGCTTTTACGGGTATGGTCTCATCCACCTCATCGGTGGCTATGCCAAGAGCGCAACGATGCTCATCCGTCAGCTTGTTGATGCTGGCACTTTGTCTAACCTCCCCGGCGGTCTCAAGTCCCGTGGCCTCCGAATCAAAGGTGACGACACCCCGATCGCGCCCGGTGAATTCCGAGACGTGGATGTGCCTTCCGGCAACATCCGTGACAACATCCTGCCACTGCCCTACAAAGAGCCGAGTCAGGTTCTGTACACCCTCTTCGATCGTATAGTTCAAGAAGGCCGTGCGTTCGCGTCCAGCGGTGACATGAAGGTGAGCGACATGTCGTCGCAAGCCCCAGTGGGTACAACTCTGGCCATCCTTGAGCGCACCCTCAAGGTGATGACTGCAGTTCAGGCCCGCCTGCACTACGCGATGAAGATGGAGTTCAAACTCCTGAAAGTCATCATTGCCGACTACACCCCCGATGACTACGACTACGAGCCAGTAGATGGCGATCGTTCGGTGAAGAAAGCCGACTACGACTTGGTGGACGTGATCCCTGTGTCCGACCCCAACGCGGCCACGATGGCGCAGAAGATCGTGCAGTATCAGGCAGTGTTGCAGCTGGCCCAGAGCGCACCGAACTTGTACAACTTGCCCCTGCTGCATCGCCAGATGATTGAAGTGCTAGGGATCAAGAATGCTTCCAAGCTTGTGCCTATGGAAGAAGATGCAGTTCCTACCGACCCAGTGTCGGAGAACCAAGCAGTGCTCAACGGCAAGCCGGTCAAAGCGTTCATTGAGCAGAACCATCAAGCGCACATCCAAGTGCACATGTCTGCCATCCAGAACCCCCGAGTTCAGCAGCTGTTGCAGATGAACCCAGCTGCTCAGGCGATCATGGCTGCGGCTATGGCGCACATCAACGAGCACATTGCACTGGAGATGCGCAAGCAGATCGAGATGGCGATGGGTATGCCTCTGCCTACTGAGGAGCAGAACAAGCAGGTTCCTCCAGAGCTGGCCGACCAGATTGCCATGATGGCAGCGCAAGCATCGCAGCAGATTCTCCAGCGTGACCAGCAGCAAGCGGCTCAACAGCAAGCGGCTCAACAAGCTCAAGACCCCGTTGTGCAGATGCAGCAGCAGGAGTTGCAGCTCAAACAGAAAGACTTGGAGCTCAAGGAGAAGAAACTCCAAGTTGACGCTGTGGCCAAGGCCGACCAGCTGGAGATCGAGAAGGAGCGCATCGCTGCCCAGAAAGAAATCGCGGCTATGCAGGTGGGTGCCACCGCTGCCGCTGCACGCGACAAACTCAACAAGCAGATGGAAGCCGAGGGCGTCCGCATGGGGATTGATGCTGCCAAGCACAGAGCCCAGATGATGCAGCAAGCACGTCAGCGTGAGGCCCAGAGCAACAAACCTCCTAAGAAGGAGAGCAAGTGAGAGACTATCAAATTCTGGCCTATGCGGTCAAACAACTTGTAGAGCAGCGTGGTACTTACGCAGACGCGGTCAGCCGTGGTAGCGCTAAGGATCATGCTGAATACAAACACCTCTGCGGGCTTATCCAAGGTCTAAGGCAAGCAGAGGACATCATTAACGACCTTGTGCAAAAAATGGAGAAGTCTGATGACTGAATTTGACGCTTCGGCGATTGACCTGTCGGGTATTTTGAATAAGAACACCGAGGACAAAGCCAAGCAGCTGCCTGATCCGAAGACCTTTCACCTTCTGTGCGTCGTACCAGAAGCAATGGAAGAGTACGCCGACAGCGAAGTGGGCATCATTAAATCTGGCCAGTCCATGCACTACGAGGAGGTCCTGACTCCCGTACTGTTCGTGGTCAAGCTTGGCCCTGATGCTTACGCAGACAAAACCCGGTTCCCTAGTGGGCCGAGCTGCAGGGAAGGTGACTTCGTCATCGTCCGCCCCAATTCAGGCACCCGCCTGAAAATCCACGGTCGCGAGTTCCGCATCATCAATGATGATTCGGTTGAGGCCGTTGTCGAAGACCCGCGTGGAATTAGCCGCGCTGCATAAAGGAGCATAAACATGCCATTGCCAAACTTCAAAGGCGAAGACTTTGAATTCCCCGACGAGAAGGACGCCAAAGCTGCGAAAGCCGCTGAGGACGACAATTTTGAAGTCGAAATCGAAGACGATACCCCTGCAGCCGATCGTGGTCGCAAGCCCATGAAAGAGCCGGTGGAAGACCCCACCGAAGAAGAACTTGCCTCGTACGACGAGAAGGTTCAGGCCCGTATTAAGAAGTTCACTCGTGGTTACCACGACGAGCGACGTGCCAAAGAAGAAGCCCTGCGCGAGCGCGAGGCCGCTGAAGCATTTGCCCGTCAGGTCTTCGAGGAGAACAAAAGACTTCAGCAGCAGTTGTCTACAGGCAGCAAAGCCTATATTGAGACCTCCAAATCTGCCGCCGAAACTGAGCTGCTTGCAGCCAAGAAACGGTTTAAAGAAGCCTACGATTCGGGAGATTCCGACGCGTTGGTTGAGGCACAGGCGGAAGTTGCACAAGCTACTTTGAAGCTCGATCGTGCCGTTACTATGAAGCCGATCGAAGTCGAAGAGCGTGAGTTTCAGCCTGCTAAGCAGGAAACGCCCCCTCCTCTGGATCGTCGTACCAAGCGCTGGATGAACGAAAACAGCGATTGGTGGGGCGTAGACGAAGAAATGACTATGACTGCGATGGGACTTGACAAGAAGTTACAGCGCGAGTATGGTTCCGAATACGTTGGTAGTGATGAGTATTTCAAGACTATCGACCGCGTTATGCGCAAGCGTTTTCCCGAGCACTTTGAAAGTGAGCGGAGCGATGAGGAAGAAGTTGACCCGCCTCCACGAAAGAGGTCAGAACCGGCTTACGAGGAAGAACCTCCACGCCGTGCAACAAAACCTGCTGCCGTTGTAGCTCCGGCTTCACGCAGCACCCCGCCTAGTCGTATGCGACTGAAGGCATCCGAAGCAGCGATCGCTCGCCGCCTTGGGGTCCCTTTGGAACTTTACGCCAAACAGGTTGCTATGCTTAACAGAGGTGAATGAAATGTCGGAAGTACAAACCAAATCGCAAAATCGTATGGCTCGTGAGCTGGATTCCCGCGAAGTCACGTTCCAACGTGCTAAAGCGTGGCGTCCGCCAGAAACGTTGCCTAGCCCAGACAACCGTCCGGGATGGGTCCATCGTTGGGTTCGTACAAGCACTTTGGGCACTGCCGACCCAAGCAACATCTCGTCTAAGTTACGCGAAGGATATGAGCCCTGCAAAGCAGAGGATTATCCCGAGCTCATGCTGCACGCTACCACTGAAGGCCGCTTTAAAGGCAGCGTTGAAGTGGGTGGTTTGTTGCTCTGCCGTATTCCGGCTGAGTTCTTGGAGCAGAGAGCGGCGTTCTACGCCAATCAAAACAAGGCCCAAATGGAATCTGTGGACAACAATTTTCTCCGTGATAGCGATCCTCGAATGCCCTTGTTCTCGGACAAGAAGTCGAAGGTCACTTTCGGTTCTGGTTCTTAATTTTTGGAGTCCTAAATGGCATACCCTACCGTTTCGGCACCTTATGGCTTGGAGCCCATCAATTCGCTTGATGGTAAACCCTACGCCGGTGCAATTCGTCAGATTCCTGTTGCTGCAGGTTTCGGCACCGCCATCTTCAATGGCGATACAGTGCTGATCAACAGCGACGGTTTCTTGGTTAAATCAACCACCACTAACAGCGGCAACATCGTTGGCGTTTGCGTTGGCGGTCAGTACGTGAACTCGTCTGGTCAAACAGTGCAAGGTCAGTACATCCCCGCTCTGGCGTCTACCACCGCTAATCCAGCGTTGGCTTACGTTGTGGATGACCAACAAGCTCTGTTCAAAGTGGCCGTTGTTACCTCTGGTACAACTATGGGCACTGCGAGCCGCGCTGATGTCGGTTCTAACGTCGCTTTGGTGTTGAACCCCGGCAATACTGCCACTGGCAACTCTGCTTTCGCCGTCACTCTGACTGGCGCTGGCGTGACTGCCACTATCCCATTGCGTGTTATCGACGTGGTCCCTGAGACCGCCCTCAGCACTGGTGGCTTCACCGAGTTGTTGGTGAAGATTAACACTCACCAATACAACAACACCACCGGTGTTTAAGGAGTAAAGTACCATGGCTATTTCACGCGCACAACTGCTCAAAGAATTGCTCCCCGGCCTGAACGCTTTGTTCGGTCTGGAGTATGCACGTTACGGCGAGCAGCACAAAGAAATCTACGAAACCGAAACCTCGGAGCGTAGCTTTGAAGAAGAAACCAAGCTGTCCGGCTTCTCCGCAGCTCCTGTCAAGAACGAAGGCGCAGCCATCGCTTATGACAACGCTCAGGAAGCATGGTCTACTCGTTACAACCACGAAACCATCGCGTTGGGCTTCTCCATCACTGAAGAAGCTGTGGAAGATAACCTGTACGACAGCCTGTCCGCTCGTTACACCAAGTCTTTGGCCCGTGCCATGGCTTACACCAAGCAAGTCAAGGCTGCCGCTGTTCTGAACAACGGCTTCAATGGCGCTTATCCCGGTGGCGACGGCGTGTCTCTGTTTGGTTACAACAGCGGCGGCACTTTGGTCAACCATCCTCTGATCTCTGGTGGTACCAACAGCAACACTTCATCTACTCAAGCTGACCTGAACGAGACTTCTTTGGAAGCCGCCGTTATTCAGATCGCTCAGTGGACTGATGAACGTGGTCTGTTGATCGCTGCTAAGCCCAAGAAGATGATTGTTCCTCCGGCTCTGCAGTTCGTTGCGACTCGTCTGTTGGAAACCAGCCTGCGTGTTGGTACTGCTGACAACGACATCAACGCGATCAACAACAACGGTTCCATCCCTGAAGGTTATACCGTTAACAACTTCTTGACCGATAACAACGCTTGGTTCCTGACCACAGACGTTCCAAACGGCCTGAAGCACTTCATCCGTACTCCGCTGCAAAACAGCATGGACGGTGATTTCGACACCGGCAACGTCCGCTACAAAGCCCGTGAGCGTTACAGCTTCGGCTGGTCGGATGCTCTGGGTATCTGGGGTTCTTCGGGTTCGTCCTGATACCTCGGTGTCTGATAGAAAAAGGGGCCTTGTGCCCCTTTTTCTTTTGGTGTATATTGCACCAACCCCGGACTTTCCGGTGTATCTGACGGCTCCGGGCCGACGTCATGCAGACAGATACGCCTCAACCGCATGAGGAATCATCATGGCACGCACTACCTTCTCCGGCCCAGTCGCATCGACAAACGGCTTCATCGCTCCTACCTACACTGTGACTTCGGCTAACGCAATTGCAGCTTCCGCCAAGACCACAGGCCAAGTTATCTACGTCTCTAACGGTTTGGCTGGCGCACCTTGCTTGGCCGTCTGGAACGGTTCTAACTGGATTTCTCCCGCAGGTACAGCGATTGCTGCTTCCTAATTGATCTCAGGGGCTTCGGCCCCTGCTTTACAGGAGATTAATTATGAGTATGCAAACCGACGTTAAAGCCGTATCGTTGGCGGCATCTGGAACAGCATATGCTAATCGCGCACGCTTGCGCAGCGTCGTGATCGAACCCGGCACGTCCGCAGGTAGCGTTGTTTTCAGAGATGGCGGCTCCGGCGGTACGGTAGTCATGACATTGAACACTGTGGCAAACGGTGAGACATTCAACATCTTGATTCCAGCCGAAGGCGTGTTGTTCGAGACCAATATCTACGCCACTTTGTCTAACGCCAAAGTAACGGTGTTCTATGCCTGATACCGAGAAGAGCATTAACCTAGCTGGTCGCAAACTTATGATTGCGATTCCGGCTTACGATGGCAAACTGAACATTGATTCAGCTTTTGCCTTGTCCAATCTGGCCGTTCAGGTCCAGTCGTTGGGGGTTAAGCTCTATCTCACGCACCTCTCGGGGTGCTCCCTTATTACGAAGGCTCGCAACTGCTTGGTTGCGGACTTCCTCAAATCCGACGCAGATACGCTTCTGTTCGTTGATGCCGACGTGGTGGTTACCGCCGACGCAGTGCTCCGCCTGCTGGCGCTGAGCTTGGACAAAGACATCACGGCTGGTATTTACCCCCGTCGTGGCATGGACCGTAAATTCTTCCTTGACTACTACCTCGACGAGAACGGTGGCTTGGAGTTTGACGCCAACGGCTTGCTTCGTGTGAAGCGTATTGGCACAGGGTTCATGATGATTCAGCGCCACGTCCTTGAGACGATGATCGCAAACCACCCCGAGTGGGCGTATAACAACAACGTCGATAACCGCACCGACAGTGCGATTTTTGACCTGAAAATTGTGGATGGTGAGTACTACGGGGAAGACTATCTGTTTTGCGATCGCGCAACTGAAGATGGTTTTACTGTTTTCCTCGACCCCTCGATCAGCTTGCCCCACGTTGGCCAAGAAAAGTTTACCCGTAACTTTGAAGAGGACGTGCTCAAGCCGCTTCTCGAAGAGCACTGCACGCCAAAACTGAAAGTCGTCAATGGCTAAGAAAACACCTTCACTTGCTGTTGGTCGTGGCGAAAAGCTGCCTATCTCCAAAGGAGCCGGGTTGACGGCCAAAGGCCGCGCCAAGTACAACGCTGCAACCGGTAGCAACCTGAAAGCCCCGCAGCCGCAGGGTGGCAAGCGCAAGGACTCGTTCTGCGCACGCATGTCAGGTATGCCCGGTCCGATGAAAGACGAGAAGGGCAAGCCTACCCGCAAGGCAGCTGCTCTCGCAAGGTGGAAGTGCTGATATGGACTTGCCAGTCTGGAATACCGTTCTGTCGTTCGCTTCGGCGCTGCTTTTGTTTTGGGTAAAAATCTCCCATGACGAGGTCAAACGCCTGAGTATTCTCCTGAGCAAAACTCGGGAAGAGCACTCCGACAAGTTTGTGACCAAGCAGGATATGCACAACGACATCAACCGAGTGATCACTCGTTTGGATCGACTTGAAGGCAAGATTGATGACTTCATGAAGGAGCAGCGAAGTGCCATCAGTTAGTAAGAAACAGCACAACTTCATGGCGGCGGTGGCCAACAACCCCGCGTTTGCCAAGAAGGCAGGAGTACCCGCCTCGGTGGGCAAGGAGTTCGTGAAAGCGGACAAAGGGGTGAAGTTTGGTAAGGGGCCAAAATCTCGTGCCGACCTTCAAAAAATTGGTCGTCCTGATACTGATCAGGGCAAGTCGGAACTATTTGCACGAGGTGGTGAAATGAAAGAATCTAAAGCAATGATGGCCAAAGAGGTCGCGTTCATGAAGAAAAAGGGCGCTCCCAAATCCATGATTAAGCATGAAATGGCTGAAGCCAAAATGGCCAAAGGTGGCATCGCCACTTCTTTGAAGGCTCATGCCGCAGCGCCAGCTTCCAAAGCCCATTCCGGGATGAAGGCTGGTGGGTTTACTCGCTCCGCCGACGGTATTGCCACCAAAGGCAAGACCAAAGCCGCGATGCCCAAAATGGCCCGTGGTGGCAAAACTTGCTAAGGAGAGCAATATGAGCCCAGCAGAAAAAGAAGCCCGTCAGATGATTGCGGACAAGAAGATGCAAGAGGGGGCTGAGCGCGAGTACAACAAGCGTTCCTCCGTCGAGCCTTCTAAAGACCCCCGCGACTCAGTTCGTGGGCAAAAAGGTTACGCCAAGGGCGGCGTGACTCGCGCTGACGGCTGCGTGTCCAAGGGGCATACCAAGGGCACCATGGTCAAGATGGCCTACGGCGGCAAGGCTTGCTGAAATGAGAGCGAGTCGCGGCATGGGGGACATCGCCCCCTCCAAAATGCCCAAAGGCGTGCGTAAAGCTCGCCGGGATGACACCGACTTCACGCAGTACGCTGAAGGCGGTAAAGTCAATGCGGCTGGCAACTACACCAAACCAAGTCTGCGCAAGCGGATCGTGAGCCAAGTTAAGGCTGCTGCAACGCAGGGCACCGGAGCAGGCCAGTGGTCAGCCCGTAAGGCCCAGCTTGTGGCCAAGAAATACAAAGCCGCTGGCGGCGGGTACAGGGACTGACATGAAAGCGCCCCAGCAATCCCTCAAAGACTGGGGCGACCAGAAGTGGCGCACCAAGAGTGGGAAGCCGTCCTCCAAAACTGGAGAGCGCTATTTGCCGGAGAAGGCGATAAAATCGCTCAGTCCCGCAGAGTATGCGGCCACCACGAGAGCCAAACGTGCTGGTAAGGCGGCGGGCAAACAGTTTGTGGCCCAGCCCAAGACCATCGCCAAAAAGACAGCGAGCTTCAGATGACAACATCCGGCACCACATCGTTCAACCTCGACCTGACGGAAATCGTTGAGGAAGCGTTCGAGCGCGTGGGCTCGGAGATGCGCACGGGCTATGACTTGAAGACAGCCCGCAGGTCGTTGAACTTGATGTTTGCTGACTGGGCCAACCGTGGCATCAACATGTGGACGTTCGAGCAGGGCTCCATTAACCTGATACCGGGCCAAGCGACATATAACCTCCCTGCCGACACTGTGGACTTGCTGGAGCATGTGATCCGCACCGGTGCGGGCAGTGCTTCAACACAGGCCGACCTGACCATCACGCGTATTAGTGTTTCTACCTACGCCACAATCCCCAACAAGCTGCAGCAGGCCCGTCCGATTCAGGTCTGGATTGAGCGCTTGAATACCCCAAGATTCACGGTCTGGCCTGTGCCAGACAACTCGCAGCCGTACGTGTTCGTGTACTGGCGCTTGAAGCGCATCCAAGATGCGGGCAACGGCGTCAACACAATGGACATGCCGTTCCGTTTCTTGCCCTGTATGGTGGCGGGCTTGGCGTACTACTTGGCCCTGAAGGTGCCCGGCGGCGCTGAGCGTCTGGGTGTCCTGAAGCAGCAGTACGACGAAGCGTGGCAATTAGCCGCAGACGAAGACAGAGAAAAAGCCGCTGTACGCTTTGTTCCTCGACAGCAGTACATCGGGGGCGGTACGTAAATGGGTAATCGGTTTGCCAGCGCCAAGAACTCGATCGCCCAGTGCGATCGTTGTGGTTTCCGCTTCAAGCTCAAAAAGCTACGCTCCGAGATCATCAAAACCAAGACGTACAACCTCTTGGTTTGCCAAGAATGCTGGGACCCAGATCAACCGCAGCTCCAGTTGGGTATGTATCCGGTGGATGATCCGCAGGCGGTGCGCAACCCACGTAGAGACACCACATATGTGACGGCAGGTCCGAACGTAGCGGGCTTTCCAACAGGCGGTAGCCGGGACATTCAGTGGGGCTGGAATCCAGTTGGCGGAGCCAGCTTTTTTGACACACCGCTGACGCCAAATAACTTGGTTTGTCAGACGAATCTTGGTACAGTCACGGTAGTGACGAATTAAAGGAGTCCATTATGGCATTCACACGATCTGCAGACGGCATTGCTAAAAAGGGTAAGACCGAGGGTAGAAACCTTGGCGATAGTGGCCCTACGGTAGCCGCGCTAAAAGGTAAAGGCATCAAGGGTAAAGGTGGCAAAACTAATGCCGACATGAAAGCCATGGGCCGTGGTTTGGCCAAAGTGGCAAACCAAAAGCGAGGCTAATCATGGCTAAATTCAGTCAAAAAATGATGGGTAAAGAAGTTGGTCCCGCCAGCGTCTACGCCAAACCCCACACAATGGGTGGCAAGTCCGGCACGGGCGCAAAAGCCATGCAAGACCCAAACAATATGTCCGCAGAACAAATGTCCCCACGTACATTGGCTGCTCGCGTGAGCGCGGGTAATCCCGCCCGTGATGACGTCAAAACTTCGGGTATCAAGATTCGCGGCACTGGCGCGGCCACCAAGGGCGTCATGGCCCGTGGCCCAATGGCTTGAGGTAACGGATGAACTACACCGAGTTGCAAGCTGCGATCTGCGATTACACGCAGAACTTTGAGCAGGACTTTGTTGCGAACATCCCGGTGTTCGTGCAGCAGGCCGAGCAGCGCATCTTCAACACGGTGCAGTTTCCGTCAATCCGTAAAAACGTGATGGGCGTGACCTCGACCAACAACAAGTACTTGTCGTGCCCCAACGACTTCTTGGCTGTGTATTCGCTGGCGGTGGTTGATGCGCTTGGCAACTACGAGTTCTTGCTCAACAAGGATGTGAACTTCATCCGGCAAGCGTACCCCAATCCGACCTCGACTGCCATCCCCAAGTACTACGCGCTGTTTGGCCCCACCACATCCAATGACCCAAGCCCCGTCATCACGGACGAGCTGACATTTATCCTTGGCCCCACACCCGATGCGGTGTACAACGTCGAGTTGCATTATTACTACTACCCTGAGTCGATCACGGTGGCAGCTGATGGCCGCACTTGGCTGGGCGACAACTTTGACTCGGTACTGCTGTACGGCTCTCTGGTGGAGGCCGTTACCTTCATGAAGGGTGAGCAGGACATGGTTGCTCTGTACGACGGTAAATACAAAGAAGCGCTGGGCATGGCCAAACGTCTGGGCGATGGTATGGAGCGTCAGGACGCTTACCGCTCTGGGCAGTACCGACAGGCGGTGACTTGATATGGCGTTTGACCAAACTCTCACCACGCAGTCCAAGCTGGTTGCACTGCAGGCTTTGGCTACGGGAACGCTCAAGATGGCTCTGTATACCGCGAATGCTGACCTTGGCGCTGGCACGCTGGTTTACACCACGACCGATGAAGTTGTGGGCACAGGATACACAGCCGGGGGTAATGTGGTTACCGGTGTGACGGTGCTGACTTCTGGCACAACCGCGTATCTGGACTTCGACAACGTAGTCTGGAACCCGGCCAACTTCACCGCACGCGGTGCGCTTATTTACAATACGAGCCTTGGCAACCTCGCCGTGGCGGTGTTGGACTTTGGGGCCGATAAAACGACCACCACAACTTTCACTGTGCAGACACCGGCCAATACGGCTGACGCTGCGCTCATCCGTTTCGCATAAGGAGCACGCATGTTCAACGAAAAAGCACATTCCGCCGACAGCACAAACGCTGGTTTGGTGGCCAAGACAGGTTTTGGCGAGTCTGCCAAAGGCGGCGGCGTGTTCCACGTCCAGTGCTTTGACAAAGACGGCAACCTCAAGTGGGAAGACCAGATGCACAACCTCGTGGTCAACGTAGGTTTGCAGGACATGAACACCAAGTACTTTGCCGGTTCGACCTACACTGCTTCTTGGTTTTTGGGTTTGATCACAGGCCCCGGCTCCAGCACTACTTACGCTGCCGCCGACACACTGGCAATCCACGCAGGCTGGACTGAGTTCACCAACTACTCTGGTAACCGCAAAGCGGTGACTTTCGGTACGGCCACCACTGCTGATCCATCCGTGATCGGTAACAGCGCTTCTCCCGCACAGTTCAGCATCACTGGCGGTGGCGGTACGGTCGCTGGCGCTTTCCTGTGCAACGTAAGCTCGGGCACTTCGGGCTTGCTGTTCTCGGAAGCAGATTTCCAGTCTCCCGGCGACCGCGTTGTGGTGTCCGGCGACACGTTGAACGTAACTTACACGTTCAGCCTCGACGCAGCTTGATAGGCGCGGCCTGTGTTCGCAGGTAGCGCGTTCTCTGCAGCCCCTTTCTCGGCTATGGCTGAAGGTGGGGCTGTTTTTGATGTGTCACTGTCTGATGCAGCAACCGCCGCTGACCTCGAATTTGCCGCCACTGTAGATTTTTCAGCCGTTCAACTATCTACCGCTGCAGGTAGTGACGCAACGGCTGTTGCAGCTTCGATTTTTAACGCACTTACCCAAGACACTGCACAGGGCGCGGACACGACTGCCACAAGTGCGGGTTTTGCGGTTTCAGTGGCTGACAGCGCAGCCGCAGCCGACACCACCTCGGTGCTGGTGGACTTTGCCGGTTCGGTGTCCGAACAGCTTTCCGCCTTTGACCAAGTGGCAGCAGCCGCAGTTTTCGTGGGCAGTGTGACGGATACCGCCTCTGCGCAGGACGTTGTCTCGGCTTTGGCTTTGTTCAATGGATCAATCTCCGAAACAGCCGCAGGCAGTGACACCTACGTTCCGTCCATCACGTACAACATCTTCATGAGTGAAGGTGCAACAGCTTCGGAAACAGCTGCTGCCCAAGTTGATTGGGCCGTTTTTGTACTTGAGTTGGCAGCAGCGCAGGACAGCACCGCTGTGGCCGCGTCTATCTTTAACGCCCCTGTTTCTGAAACCGCAGTAGCGGCGGACACTATCTTGGCGCTGGGGGTGCTTTTTGCTACGATAACGGACGGGGCCGTTGGAGTTGATCAGATTGCAGCGCGGTTGCTCTGGGAGATAATCAATGATTCCCAAAACGCGAGTTGGGCGCAGATTAACGACGCGCAAAACCCCGGCTGGAGTACCATCAACAACGCGCAGCCAACCTCTTGGTCGGTTGTAAAAACACAATCGTGAGAACCGTATGGCCCTTATAGTAAAAGACCGGGTAAAAGAGAGCACTACCACGACAGGTACGGCTGACTTCACGCTGGGGGGCGCTGCTTCTGGTTTCCAGACGTTTGCGGTCATTGGCAACACCAACACCACGTACTACGCGGCGGTCGATCAGGCTACGGGCGATTGGGAAGTTGGTATCGGTACATACTCCAGTACTGGCCCTACCCTGACCCGTGACACTGTGCTGGAGTCCAGCAACTCAGGCAGCAAGGTCAACTTTGCCGCTGGTACCAAGGATGTCTTCTGCACCTATCCGGCAGAGCGTTCAGTGTATACGGACGCAGCGGGTTCAGCTGTTTCCGTGTTGGACATCGGCACGCTTGGCGTCACTACAGCCAACATCAGCACAGCCAACATTACTGCGGGCACGGTAACCACGACCCCCTCAAGCGGTAACGATCTGGTCAACAAGACCTACGTTGACACCGCCGTGTCAAGCGGCATTCACTTTCATCAGCCTGTGCGGGTTGAGTCCCCCATCAACCTCAACGCCACATACAACAACGGCACTGCCGGGGTTGGGGCAACACTGACAAACGCTGGCACTCAGGCGGCTTTGGTGATCGACGGCGTAACCGTGGCTACCAATGATCGTGTGCTGGTTTACCAGCAAACCACACAGACTCAGAACGGCATCTACGTTGTCACGAACACAGGCTCTGGCTCGACCAACTGGGTTTTGACCCGTTCCACCGATGCGAACACGTATGCCGCTGCCAGCGCAACCGCACTGGGCGAAGGCTCCGCTGTTTTTGTGCAGCAAGGCGCAACTGGTGCGGGCGAAACCTACGTGTGCAACACCACGGGCACCATTACGTTTGGCACAACCAACATCACGTTTGCCCAGATTTCTTCTGCACAGATTTACTCTGCAGGCACGGGCCTGACCCTGAGCGGCACGCAGTTCAGCATCACCAACGTCGGCACTGCTGGCACGTATGGTTCTGCATCGTCTGTTCCCGTCCTCGCAATCAACGCGCAAGGGCAAGTTACAAGCGCTACACCTACGGCCATCGCTATCGCCGCTGCAGCCGTCTCCGGCCTTGCGGCTTCTGCCACAACAAACACTACCGACGCTTCCAACATCACCAGCGGCACACTTCCTTCCGCACGCCTGAACGGTTCGTACACCGGGATCACCGGGGTTGGCACACTGACAGCGGGTACTTGGAACGCAAGCACCATTGCGGCTACCCGTGGCGGTACGGGCCTGACTTCTTTTGTGCAGGGTGATTTGCTCTATGCTACGTCGTCCACGACTATTGGGAGTCTGGCGGATGTTGTGGCAGGCAACGCATTGATCTCTGGCGGTGTAGGTGGTGATCCTGCTTGGGGCAAGGTTGGCTTGGCAACCCATGTTTCGGGCACCCTTCCAGTGGGCAACGGCGGTACTGGGGCGACAACCCTGACTGGTTATGTGATTGGTAACGGTACAGGGGCATTCACTGCTTCCGCCAGCATCCCCAACTCGGCCACAACCGCCACCAGCGCAAACACTGCGTCGGCCATCGTTGCGCGTGACGGCTCGGGCAACTTCTCCGCAGGCACAATTACAGCCAGCTTGAACGGCAACGCCAGCACGGCTACGACTGCGGCGAACGTCAACAACGGCACGCTGTCCTTGGGTGTTTCGGGCACCGGCCTGTCGGGTTCGGCCACCTTCACAGCCAACCAGTCGGGCAACTCGACGTTCACAGTCACTTCCAATGCGACAAACGCTAACACTGCTGGAGCCATTGTGGCCCGTGA